GCCGCTTTGGATTTCTCCAAACCCAAAACAGCCGTACTTATATTTCGTATCTTCGCGGGCATTTCTGCCGTCTTCATGATAGCATCTTGTATGTCAACTGATTCCACAAATTGTTGTTTGATCATGGGTTCTAGGTAGGTGAAGTAGTTGAACTCTGGATCTAACTGGATACATATACCCTCTATGAGCGAGAAGGATTTTGCTAAATACACAAAACTCGTCGGTACCATGAATGGCTTTTCAGCCGCAAGTTGTGCCGCTATATCGTCGTTTATTATATTTGAACCATCGAGGGTTTCAAGATAACCCAAAACTGTTTCAAAAAAGAGTTCAATATCTGAAAGATCTGAACTCATAGGTATTATGACACCGAGGTTCACAAGAATTTGAACAATTCCCTTCGTGTCCTTGTCTATTATACATCCGAAGAGTTGTTTGAACCCATCGCGAAGTTCTTCGGAAAGGTCTACAATGAGACCAAAGTCGTAGAAGACTAACTTGCCCTTAGATGAAAACCCTAAATTACCGGGGTGGGGATCTGCGTGAAAAAAGCCTTTGTCCATCGTTTGGATCACATAGGAATTGATGAGAGCTTCACAGATCTTCTTTCTATTTACATTTGGATCTGTGAGTTCCGTGAGTTTTTCAGATTCAACATATTCCATGACGATGGTGTCATCCGTACAAAAATCCTTATAGACTTTTGGTACCTTTATCCACTTTACATCTTTCATATTCTTTCGAAAACGCACGGCGTTCTCAATTTCTTGTTGATAATCTGATTCACCCAAAAGGTACTCGATGGATTCATTGAGCACAAACTCTGAGCTATTCCCAGTGTCAACCCCAACTTTTTCCAAAAAACGCACAATCTCACGGACATTATCTGTATCCACCTTCATAGTCTCGTATATATTAGGTCGTTTGACTTTGACGATGACATCTTTCCCGTTTTTCAGTTTTGCGCGATGTACCTGTCCAATACTCGCAGATTTGAATGGTATTGGTTCAAACTCGTCAAAGTATTCTAAATTTACAACATCCTGTACAACATCATATGCCACTGGAGGAACATTGTCTTGTAAAGACTCCAACTGTTTTGTGAATTCGGGAGGGTACAGATCGGCTCTCGTAGATGCGATTTGACCCAATTTCACAAAAGTCGGTCCAAGTTCCAAAAGTTGATCCCTCGTCCAAGACCCAAGTTCTGCCTTATCTTTTACAAAATTATTTTTCCATACAAATTTGGCGGCAAACTTCCAGGTCTTCATCTTCTGTGACGGAGGGGGTTTCAGTGGTCTATGTGTTGCGACGCATAGCATCCTACTCTGTGAAGATATTTTAATTTTTATCTTAGATTACTTTAAATGAAAAAGTTCTCAAACTTCCTTGCACCAATCAGCAACCCAACTGAAGCCGTCGTCAAGGCGCAACCTGTCCTCTTCACCCTCATCATCTTGTACCAGGGTCTCTTCTCTGGTAACGCGATCAAGATTCCAAAGAATCTCAAGACTGCGTTCAACAGCAAGACTTTCCGTTTCTTCTCTGTCATGTTGATTGCCTTCAGTGCGACCCAAGACATTGAGTATGCTCTCATCTCCACAGTGATTTTCTTGACCGTCATGTATGCCCTCAAGACTCCAGAGGAGAGAAGAGAATCTGGATTAATATAAATGTTAAAAGTAGAATGAAGATTCATATTGTTGGCGCTGGACCAACAGGTATGTCGCTTGCTTGGGAAATACTCAGGTCAGGGGAACACGATATTACAATTTATGATAGAAAGACATCCGCGGGTGGTTCTTGGTGGGAACCAGATACAGACATGAGAGATCTTCACGCACACAGAATAGTTTTTGACAAGGCTTTTGTGAATACCCACAGTCTCTTTGAGGAGATGGGGCTACGATGGAATGACATATTTGAGCCAGCAGAGAAAGATCTCTATAATTTTATAGGTCGTTCTCTCGGTATCAAAGATTACGGCGCACTCACATCTCTCGCGGTGAGAGTCCTCGCTCAACCTCAAAAGTATAGGGGTGTCTCGCTCAAAGATGCCCTCGGTGAGTTAACGGAAAGTGGTCAAACTTTACTTGAACACCTTCCACTCATTATGGATGGTGTGACATGGGAGACTATGTCTGCCTATGAATTTGTCAAAAGTTTTGACCATGTGGGACTCTCCAAAGAATACACCCAAAAGGTTTCTGGTAAAGTGATGTGTGACGCAATGCAAGAAGCCCTTGAGAAGGTGGGTGTTGACTTTCAATTTGAGAAAGAGCTCAAGGGAGTTGAATACCTTGAGGATGGTTACAAAGCGGAGTTTGTGGATGAATCAGTGATTGACGATGGAATGCTTTTCCTTTGTTTAGATAACAGTCCAGCTCTAAAGTTTCTAGGCGAGAATTGGGGTTTAGAAGCAGACAAAAAGGTGCGAGAGAGTACATATGGATGTATAAATGTTCTTTTTGATTTTGATGAACCCATTGAACTTGGTGACGACCTTGAAATTGTGGCTACAACGAAGTGGAATCTCCAACCCGTTGTTCTCGCAGATGGTCACACAATTTCATGTGTTATATGTGATCTCACGGAAGATATACTCACAACACCACCAGAAGAGTTGAGAGTTCGTGTCCTCGAAGAATTGGATGTCCCCCTTCCCAAACAAATACGCTTTGGTTGGGGTGCCGAGTGGGATGATGAGCGTTGGCAATTTACACAATCATCGGGGGTTCTCAGCCTCCATGGTCAACTCCCATTCTTTGGTGAGTGCCCCCATGTGGCGATGTGTGGTATGATGTCACCCCGCAATACACCATATTCAAGCATCGAAGCATCTGTAGAAGTTTCGCGCAGTCTCAGCCACAAATGTTTTGGAACGAGGGAACCATTGAGTCCCCTCCTTCTCACACAAGTTTTATCATTGACACTTTTGGTGCTTATAGTTTTAATTCTAATTTATCGTAATAGAAATCTATGAAGTTTCAAGCCAAAGTACATACACCCATGTATGACCATAACGACAAAAAGTATATTCGTTTGGTCATTCCTGAAAATTGCGTTCAAATTATACAACGAATGCATATAAACAAGACCCATCTCATTCAAAATGAGCGAGTAGATAATCCATTGGATGGTCATATTCTCACAGTTAAGGTTCCGTTCCGTTATAGGAGAGTGATGTGTGAAGTCCGAGGACGACCCATGCAATCTCTTATAAAAGATGACGAAGTTGAAGTTACAACCGATTTCAAAGGTGTTTGGAATGTAGGTGGTTACAGTGGTTATTCTTGGGTACTTTTATCCGCGTCTTGCAATTCCTGAAGTTTAACTTCTTCTTCTTTCTTTTCTGGAATATCAATCGTGGTCAAACCATTTTCCTTGAAACCCAAAAACACGCGAAGGCTTCCCTGTAGACGGTGAAGTTCTTGGTACGTACTTTCGATCGCTTCTTGGATCTTTTTAATATTCTCTTCCACGTCAAGGGATGGCATTGTAACTATATAAAGTTACTATTCTTTAATATATTAAATGTTGACGCGGACGGGATACCTCGTCACTGAGGGACCAATTCAGGAAATTAAAAAGGAACTGACAGTAAGACCACAGGTCAACAGCGACTATGGATTTCCTCCCCCACCTTTCAAGGTTTTTAGAACAGCTAAGAATGGAGTGTGCGTTCCAAGATTCTACGGAGTTGGTAAGGTGGGAAAGCCCAAGGAGGATCGTCGCCCCGAGCCAGCGAGATCCAGCGCCAAGTTTGTCGGTCAGTTACGAGACGCAACCCACCAGAACGAGGCTCTTGCTGCAGCTATTAGTGCGGGCCATGGTGTTCTCTCGCTCCCATGCGGGTATGGCAAGACCACCGTATCCCTGGCAATAGCGTGTAAGTTGGGCTACCGCACAATGATTGTAGTTCACAAACAGTTTCTCGCAGATCAATGGCGAGAACGCATTCAACAGTTCTGTCCAGGTGCCACAATAGGCATTGTTCAACAGAATAAGAAGGAGACCGATTGTGATTTTGTCATAGCCATGCTTCAATCCCTGTCCCTCAAGGAGTATTCCTTCAGTGATTTTGACTCCATTGGTACACTCATCGTGGATGAAGCCCATCACATTTGTGCGAAGGTCTTCAGTCAGTCCCTCTTCAAGATGTGTCCCAAGCACATTTTTGGTCTTTCGGCGACACCCGAACGAAAAGATGGTCTCACGAAGGTTCTTCATTGGTTTATGGGACCCACATTCTTTGCGGTGGAGCGAAAGAATCAGGAACAGGTGGAAGTATTTCCAGTAACTTATGAATCATTCAACTACAGAAATCCTCCACCATGTACGAGAAACGGTAAACTATCAATGCCCAATATGGTCACAGAAGTTGTTGAAGACAGGAAGCGGAATCAAATGCTCGTTCAACTCGTGAAGAAAGCTTCAGAGGGCACGAGGCAACTCCTCGTTCTCAGTGATCGTCGGTGGCATTGTGAGATGCTCCACCAATGTTTCCCCAAAAACTCAGGACTCTACATGGGTGGTATGAAAGAGGCCGACCTTCAGGCTTCATCACAAAAGAAGATCATCTTTGCCACCTTCTCACAAGCCCACGAAGGTCTGGATATCCCAACCCTAGATACGGTGATTTTAGCGTCCCCCAAATCCGATATTACACAAAGTATAGGTCGTATTATGCGAGAGACTAAAGGTAAAAAGAACAATCCACATATCTACGACATCCATGATCCATGGTCCATATTTACAGCTATGTACTATAAGCGTCTCAAGGTGTACCGTCAAGGTGGGTTTAAGATCCATGGGAAGGTTGCCGAAGAAGAAAAGAAGAATGAGTTCCCTCAGGGAAAGTGTCTGTTTTTATAATCTGACTAATAAATAAATGTCTGGTGCATTGATACAACTTGTCTCAAAAGGCGCGCAAGACATTTATCTTAATAGTGAAGAAGGTCATTCGTTCTTTCGTATGAAATTTACGAGACACACAAATTTTTCACAGGCTCCCAAGCTTATTAAGACCATCACAGACAACGATCCTGTTTTTACAGTTCCCGTTTATGGTGATCTTATAAATTGTCTCTGGTTTGAGGGTCTTGATAAGAACTCCAATGTTTCATCAAATCTTTTGTATAATTCAACAATTGATCTTTATGTGGGTGGTCAGAAAATTGATTCTCAGCATTATGACTATTATGCGGACATTTGGCCAAACTATCTTTCAGAAACATGGGTAAAACAAGAGGAACTTACAAATAAAACGAGTACTTCCAACAGAAACTTCCAACCACTTCACTTTTTCTTTTGTGATCACGGGGCATTTTTACCCCTCATATCTTTAGCTCATCATCAAGTTGAAGTGAGGGTTAATTTTGATCAAGCAAGTCTGGTTGGTTATAATAATTCTCAAAAGAGAATCAATGTATATGGAAACTATGTATATCTCGACAAAGAGGAGAGAGAGTCTCTCGTAAAAAGACAGATGGACTTTATAATTACTCAAACACAGCGTTTGGATTTTCCACTTTCTAATGTAGTCGATAACTCCATTCAAACTGGTGGATACAATGATTTGGATTTGAGTTCCTTTAATCACCCCGTGAAGTCTATATTTTTTGGGTATTCGGCGACAAATATTGATCCAACAAATGATCGTTTTACATTTAAGAATGCGGATATTCACATAAATGGTACACCACTTCTTGAAAATATGAGCCCAACATACTTTCACACGGTTCAAAATTATTACAAGTCAAAATATGGTAAAACTGACTTCAGAGTTGACACAGAAGATCTAATGTATACCCGATATTTTGCGTATCATTTTGGTTTGAATGTTTCAGAATACAATCCATCCGGGACATGTAATTTCAGCAGACTCGATAATGCTAAACTCATAATTCGTGGAGCTGAAAAGGGTAGCTTTAGGGGGGATCAAAAAGATATTTATGTGTACGCAGTAAACTATAATGTCCTCAGGATCAAGGATGGTTTGGCTGGAATTTTATTCGGGAACTAAAGTATAAATGGGTCGCACCGCAAGATTCGAACAGATTTATGTGGCAAGTCTGGAGGCAGAACCCGTTGAACAAGAAACTCTTACGGGTGTCAAGAGTATTTTGACAAGAGAAGTAGAGGCAAATGAAGTCCTACTTGTTACAGATCCCGAAACCGGTGTGAAAGGTCGCCTCGGTATATCAAATACAACACCATCAAAATCTCTTTCCGTGGGTAACAAGTTTTTTGTGGATGAAACTGACACAATTGTGCTTGACTTGAAAGGTCGTGGTAAAGCTGAGCGTTTATTCATTGAAAATCAATTTGCCATCGGTACAACGAACCCAACAAAGGCGTTTCAGGTAAATAGTGGCGCAACGAGAAAAGTTGATATTGATTTAACAGGTCGTGATTTGATGACAGTGAGCGGTAACTTGGTTGCTACAAATGTGATCGTGTCCGATAGACTTATAACATCTGGGGCAAATCTTTCAATTAAGGAGACAAATTCAAATGTCATCACCGTTGTAGGTGGTATCAAAGCATCAAATATAAGTGTTGGGAGTAATGTTGGTATTTTTAGAGAAGGTTCCAATATCATGATGTTAAAGGGTAATGTGTATCAAGAAGGTTACTTGAATCTTGTAGGTAATATTGCGGTGATGGGTAATATTACGGTAACAGAGACTGCGACATATATTTCTACACAAGATTTGCGTGTTAGTAATGCACTTATTCATCATGGTTTTGGTAATTCTATTTTATCCAAAGAAACTGGTCTCTTAATGACACCTGGCACGGGATACTCAAATGTAGCTATGGCGTTTGTGGCTGGAGCTCGTGGTCGTGAGATGGCATTTTTCCAAACCGATGATTATGCTGGTCAACCCACAACTCAAATAACAGTTGATGATACAAAGTCAATTAATGTTCATGTATATGGTGACATTTACACATCAAACAATATAGGTGCCGCGAACACATATCCAACACACGACCTCTGTGTAGGTTCAAATGTCTTTATTGACGACACAAACTCAAATGTTGTCTACGCAGATGGTAATGTGTACGCCAAGGGTCTCATACTTGGATCAACTGGTTTGAGAGCTGGTAATCTGCTCACATTGGATGAGACTTCTGATACACCAGTTACGATAAGTGGAAATGTCCAAATGAATGCGTTACGCACTGTGGGTACGGCTCCATCGGGTATTTCAAACCTATCACCCACTGATACACTCTCCGTGGGTGCCAAAATATTTGCAAACACAACAGCTATAAATACCCTCCGAATTTTGGGTAATACCGCAACAACAAATCTCACAACTGAAATGGTTTTTTCAAGTTCAAACCTCGTTGTTCACGCAGATAGATTCGGTGGTGACAGTACATCAAATGTACTTGTGCTTAAATCCGGTCCAACTGCGTCAAATGTGAGTGCTATTGAAGTCTATGGCGCGAGTACAACAGCTACACAACAAAAGATTACTATGAAGACAAAGAATACTGAAAGAATCCGAATCACTTCGGATGGCAATGTTGGAATCGCAAATACAGGTCCAACGGAGAGACTTACAGTGTCGGGTAATATCTATGTGATTGGGAGTAACACCATTTCAACTGGTAACATATGGGGATCTACGGGTAATATCGCGATGCGTGCGTATACGAGTGT